CAAATACTTCAACATCACAAGAATCTGTATCAGCAAGTGCTGTGATATCGACTAAATCGTTTAATGATACTGTAATTGCAGAACCAGCTGCATGCATAGTATCTTTAACTCCACCACTATTATCACCTGGATAAATAAACGAGTGACCAGCGTCTACCTTCATACAAAACTCTGTACTGTCTTCATCTCTAAATGTTAATGTAAGATGATTTGTTGAATCTAAATTTGTAATTCTAATATATCTAACATCATCTTCATCAAACTGACCTGCTAAATAACTTTTTGATAAGTCTGTTGAAGAAGCTGTAGCAAAACCTAACAACCCTGTTTCAGTAGTTGATATGGTAACTATTCTTTTAACAATTTCATTAACACTTGAAATATCTAACGATCTTTCGCTGTTGTAACTATTATTGTTAAGTGTGATTTCTTCTATTACTTTAGTTGTTAGTGTTGCCATTATTTTTTACCCGTCTTAGATTCTATTTCTTTTTCTATTCTTCTACTTTTAGCTTTTATTTTTAATTTTTCCAACTCACTCTGCTCTTTTCTCCACTGTTTAAAAATTTTTGCAGAAGCCTCATTTCTAGCTTTAGTGCCTTTACCTGCAACTGTTTTTAAAAATTTTACAGCTCCCATTCCTAATGTTTTAAGTGTCATTTTTTCTCCTTACGGTGTCGGAGACTGAACGGGTATACGTGGTTCGCCGTCCGTATAGTCGTCTCGTCTTCGTCTACCTAATTGTTCTCCACCGAATTTTTGCACTTCGGTTTGATATTTTTGTTCATATAATTGTAGCATATCCATCGGGCCTTTTAAATAGCTAAATGCTTCTACCAAGCAGGCATATAAAAGTCCATTGCCAAAATTCAAACTTAAATAAGTTGTAGTATTTGCCGAACTCAATCCCAAAGGTCTAGCATTATAATGTAGCTTATACATAAAACCTGAGCTTGGAGTAGGTACAATTGTTATTCTTCCTGAAGAAGAAGCTCCTGCTCCTGTCGCTCCTCCTGACATCGCATAATATTTAGGCGTGCCAGTAGTCGTTTCAGCTGCATCATACTCTCTTAAGTAGCTAATATCTTTCTTTTCCAGCCAGCTGTTAGCACCCGTTGCAGCAGTTGTTGATGTATAAACCTGTATTCCTCTAACAAATAAAGTTCCAGCTGGAGCATAAACATTATCTTTTGAAGCAACCAAATTGCCAATTACTTCTTTTCTATCTGCATCAATTGGAACATCTCTTTGAATTCTTAATTCTGAATTATCTATAAACTGATCTGTAATTGTACTTGATAATACAGAAGTTCCAACTTCAGTATAGTTTAAAATTGCTGTTGTAAGTGTTGAATATGTAAATCCTGCCATTATGCTGATAAAGTCGCTGGTCCTACCGAGACCGGAAACCCTCCTCCTGTAATTCCTCCAGTTGTAGCAGTGCTAGTATCTACAGTGAAATAAAACCAATCGTCTGTAAAATCTGTATCTCTAGAGCCGCTAACATACTTGCCAGTAGTAATAGCATAGCCTGCAGCTTTTGCAATATTTGAGCCTGCTATACCATCAAAGGACGCTGGATTTGCATAATCTCCTGCAATTGTTGGCGTTCCTCTAAATCTATAAGTATCTCCATTCGTTAATCCATGATTTGGAGTATTAACATTAATTATGCCTGATGAAGCCGCGTACGTGGTAAACGGATCATGGATCAATAATGATGAAACATCCTTTTCTGTTCTATCTGTTCTTGAATTTCTTAAAGCTTGTGCATCTCCACCATGTGGTTTAGGGGACAGTTGTGGTTGTTTAGGTTCATATTCAGAGATATGAACAAACATTCCATTCCACTCTTTAACCATTTCATTATATGGAAATGCCATTCCTGATCTGTCTGATATTGCCTGTGCGTATTTTCCTCTTGCGTATGCCATTATATATTCGGGTAATAAGTTTTCGGAGTTATATAAGTGCTTGCTGCAGATCCGTCTTCTGCTAGTGCACGTGCCAGTTCATCTTCATAATAAAGTTTTAATTCTTGTGATCTTTGTGGTGTAAATTTTTGTGATAAATAAAAAGTTAATCCAGAAACTAAACAAGGCATAAATCTATAAGGAGCACTTGATGAATCTGTGTAAGTTGCATCAAAATCTTCTAATCTTTTTACATAGTAAATATGCATATCCTTAGATGCAGCCGTTGAATCAGCTGTTGGATAAACAGTAATTGTAGTTTTATCTACAAATCTTTGAACCCAGAATTGAGAAGGAGTTCCTTTAGATAATTTGCTTGATAATGCAGAATAAGTTGATCTAGAAATCTTAGTCATCGCAGCATCAGATTGAGTTGTCTCTGTTCTATTCTGTCTGTATGTTGCTTCTAAAACATCTGCCATTCCATAAACACTTGCTGGAGCAGTTGTTACAGAACTTGTACCATCACCACTTGCTCTATAGAAAGTATATTCAGCTTGTCCTTCAATTAAATCAATATTAGTTTCAGCCACTTGCCAATAGTGCAAACCCCTATTGCCCCATTCTTGAAATAAAAGATTTAAAGATCGTCTTGCTGTTTTTAATTGATAACCACTTACTGTTGAAATACCAATTCGCTCAAAAGCTTCTTGAATAATTTCATCAACAGCAAATGTTTTGTCGAACGTTACTGTTCCAGAAGTAGTATTAGCCATATGCTACCTCCTAGTAATTCTTAAGCCATTCGCACGTAATTGTAGCACTATCATTAGCTGTACAAGCTGGCATAACGATTTTAACGTCTCCAGTGAAATTAGTAGCTTCATTATTTTTAATACCACCAATTGAGCTATAGTCTAAAAATCCAGTTTGTTCTACAGTTAAAAAGCATGCATCAGTATCTGCATCCCACATTAATTTTACGGCGTCTACTTTTGCTGTCATAGATACACTAAACCATATTTTGTTTAATGTAACTGTTGCACAAGAATTTCCTAATGTATCTTTATCTAGACCAGAAACATCAACTACTGTAGTTGTGCCTCCAGAATTATCAGAAACATTTTGATAATGTGTGATTAATTTTTTTGTACCCTGATAAAGTGTTTGGTTTAATACTGCATCAGCCATTTTTATTCCTCCTTATCTAGGGGTGAAGTCATTACACTCCACCCGAAGAGTTATTTATTATGCTGAGTAGCCCCACATTTCGATTAATAATCGACCTGCAGTGTAATCAGCGTTTGTAGCTGCACCTGAAACTAAATATAAATATTTATCTGCTGCGGGTACAACACCAGCTAAGAATGCATCAACACCACCTAAAGTGTGATCTCCGCCGTTTGTTACTTGAACTTGGTTTGATAAACCAGAAATAGCTGCATCTTCTGTACCAGTTGCTTCATCAGCATACCAAAGATCTATATCAGGATCTCCACCTGCTGGAACTTCAAGACAAGTTATTTGTCCTCCTAAAAGTGTTCCACTTACTGCCGCAGTGATTTGACCAATGTGACAATTAGCAGTGCTATCTTTTCCAATAATGTCAGCAGATCCAGAACTTGCTAGTCCAGTTAAATCCATTAAAATTTTAGTGTGATACATTCCACCTGATTTAATTGCTGAACTTGCATAGATTGTACCAGAACCACTTGTGATTCCTGTACCAGCTGTAGTTGCAATAGTGTTTCCAGTAAGAGTTGATCTTCCCGTTACACTTAATACACCTGCTGAACTAACTGTAAAATAATCAGTATAAGCTCCAGTACCGGCTGTTTGTGTGGAAACTTTAAGACCAGATTCTGCTCTTACCGTTCCCTTAAACGTTGTGTTTGCCATAATATTCCTCCTAGAATATTTTAAATGCAGTCCCTAGGGGATGTCGACTATACACGTCTACATTTAATTTTTTTTTAATTTGTATAGTGATGAATTTATATGTTATTTTTAAATAGAGTGCAAGCGATCCCTAGGAAAAAAATTGATTTTTGATAACGCTTAAGTGGCTATCGAAACTTCGGCCTTGGCCTCGTCTATTTTGGTTTGAAG